CCGCTCCGAATTCTGCAATATCCGCCGTCTTGATCTGCACCTTTAGAAGCGCCTCTACGACAGGAGCAATACTTCTAGAATAATAGTTCCCACCCGCAACTGCCTCGTTCTTGTTCGCGTATCCAAGCACTTTTTCACCGTATTCTATGGTCGACATCCCCGAGAGTTTTCTACGCTTCTCGTTTAGAATACCCTTTTCGAACCAATGCAGCGGCGACTGATCGTTATCCCGATCAAGGAATTCCAATGTCTCCGCGTAAGTCATTTTCTTTTCGCGGGCGGGGATCAGTAGAATATTCGCTCTGATGGCGGCGTATTTTCGGTGATGCCCTCCGAGCAGAACCGGCTTCCCTTTCAGGGCCGAATACTCTGCTGGCCATGTGTCATCCACGATGCAGTATTTGATGAAATAGTCTTCGTCGAACCCTTTCTCGCGCATAGCTTTCGCGAGGGCGTCGATGTGGTCCTGCTTCAGACCTCCCGGTCGATTATCGGGATGGTCGATGAAGTCGTGCGGGCTTCGAAGCTCCGCTGTGAATGTAGTGGTAGTCATTACTCCAATTCAGAGCAGGCCCGTAGTTTGTGGCCCGCGCAAAAGACGCCCCGAAGGGCGCCCTTACCGAAGCATAGTGAGTTCGATACTTAGTTTCTTCCGGATCGCCGGCCCGAATGCTTCGTAACCGTGCGCCTCGATTAGGAAGCCACCCGGCGTGACGATGTTCTGTCGCAGCCAATCCGGCAGCCACAGGCGCCTCTCGTCGGGCACCGCCAGGACATTCACCGTGGCGCCTCGCTCGATCATGCTGTCGCGCTGCGCTTCGAAGGTGTCGTTCGACTCTCCGTCTGTGGAGATGTCGACGATCTCTCGGAGCGCTACGCACGGCGCGCGGTCCAGCGCCCTTGTGGCGTGATGCAGGGCGCCGCCTGTGAAGGTTGCGCCTGCTCCACTGCGCCGCGTAGCTCCAAGGGCGTCAGCGAAGGCTGCTGCGTCCTCTGCGGTGCGTAGGATGGTCCAGGGCACCGTCGTCTGCGCCCAGGCGCTCCATTCCAGGGCGATCACCGCCACACCGTCCGCGCGTTCGACGGCTCGGGCGATTTCAGGACTGCGGAAGGCGGCTGCGGTGCCGTCGCGCTGGAGTTCGTACTCATCGGCATCGACGCTGCCTGACACGTCCATGGCGAGAACCAGGGCGATGTCGCAGGCGGGGCGGGTTTCGGCGCGAACCGAAACAGATATCGAGCAGCTTGAAACCAGAATAGACAGGGCGAGCCCAAGCAGAGCGCCCAGGGTGACTTCCTTCATTACGGTTTCCGAGTTTCGAGTTACGGGGTCATGCCGTACTGCTCACAGAGCTTTCGGTAGACCCGGATCGTCGCGCGGACGTCCACAAGGGCGTCGTGCGCTCCGTCAATTCCCTCACCGTCGAAGAAGTATTTGTGGACTTCTTCAAGCTTCGGGAATTTGTAGGCGTCCTGAATGTAGGGGTTTCGGTTCGGCAGCTTCAGCAAAGGCTTTGCAGCCTTCATCGTGCAGCGGCATTCCTTCCCTTCGAAAGGGTCGGAGTTCTTCTTAAGGCGAGCGAGTGCCCGCTTGATGATGACGATATCGAACTCGATGTTATGAGCGACGATGCGGTCGGTCATGTCCGCGAATTCGCAGAACACTTCCAAGGCAGTCGGCAGTGATAGGCCGAATTGCTCGGCCTTCGCTTGCGGAATGCCGTGGATATTCGAAGCCTCTTCCGGAATTTTCCAGTAGGTGGGATAGACGATGCAGTTGATCGAAGAGATTTCTTGCAAATCGTCGTCCGTCAGGATTGCAGCCAACTGGACGAGGTCCGGTTGGGCTGCATCCGTTGGGTCGCGCTTGCGGTCGATCTTGCCGGTCGTCTCTGTGTCATAGAACAGGACCGGCAACGCTTAAGTCCCTATCGGCGCGTTCGGCTGCCCCGCAATGTCGCGCTCAAGGCACCGGACGATCTTGCCCAGCATCCAGAAGCCTCCAACGATTGCGATGGCGCCCCATAGGAAGAATAAGGCGATGATGATTATTAGGATGGTTTCCATCCGGTGTTTATTTCCTTGTACTTGTCAGCGGCAGTCAGCCCAGTTCAGGCCGACGATGTATTCGTGTTCGACTAGCGCCAGCCGCGAATCCAACGACAAGCGTTGGACGGAGTCACGTCGAACATATTAGCAAGCGCGGTTCCTGTGCATTTGTGCTTACGCCAATACGCTTCAGCCTTTTCTTCCCGCTCTTTGTATCTTGTTCGATTGGTGTGAACCAAGTGATCCTTTCGCGTTAAGCATCTCAAATGAGCCGGATTACAACATGCTCGGTTGGAGCATACGTGATCTATTTCATGTCCTGGCGGAGTTGGCCCGTTAGCGTGCTGCCACATGGTTCTGTGAAAGAACTCGTAGAGAGGACGTTTACCCGCCCCGGCATACCAAGAGAGGCGAAGATAGCCATCTTGATTTAGTGGATGCGAAAGGCAAACGATGCAGCCACTTTCCAACTCGATAAACTTGAGGGGCTTTGTTGGTCTGCCCACGTTGTTAATGGACATCTGCCCACGTCTTTCCAATTTTGAATTCGCAATCTAGCGGGCACTTAAATTCGAAGCGCCTTTCCGCATCTTTCACCGCAAGCTTAGCGGTTGCGCCCACTAGCTCCGCAATTTCACGGGTTCGGCAAGATACGAAAAGTTCGTCATGTGCGAAGATGTTGAATGAGAAATCTCCATCCCAGGAATGTCGCAAACCCAGATCGAGTAGTTTATCCTCAAGGTTAAGCGACCACTGCTTGGCGACTAGCGCACCAGCAGATTGGAGACTTGTGTTCAGTGCCTTGTGCGAGGATCGAACGCTGAGGCGCCCGCCATCGAGGGCGGGAATCCAGCCCTGCCGCTCGACAAGGCTATTCAGTCGATTGACAACCTTCTTGTACGCGGGAACGCCGCGCATGAAGTTTTGCTTAATCCGGCGCCCTTCGTCGGCACCTTTACCGACGATAGAGCCAATCTTGGCATCGCCAGCGCCATACAGCAGCGCATAGAGCGTCGTCTTGGCGTTGTCGCGCGTCGGCACTCCGAAGATTCGTTGGTTCTCGGAGTGAACGTCGCCGTTGATGACTATCTCGGCATAGGCGCCTTCATCGAAGTCAGACAGAACGTGGGCGAAGCATCGAATCTCGATGCCGCTCAGATCGGTGCCGAGTGCCCACCAGCCTTCCGGGGACGTCCACAACCCGCGCATTTCCTTGCCGTATGGCGAACGGACTGCGGGGCACTGGGACATATTTGGGCGGGCATGCGTGACGCGCCGCGTGACGGCGCCCAGGCTGTTTACCGAGCCGTGGACCTTGCCGTTGTGGACCAGCTTCAACCAGCCGTTCTTGCCTTCGGCAAGCTGGCCGATACGCTTCTGGACGAGGAAGAAGTCCGCGAGGTTCTTGGCCTGCGGGACGGTGCGTAGGAGGCGTTCGTACAGAACGTCCTCCGCTTCCTCCATGCCATCTTCTTCGACGTCGAATTCACCGACGAGGTCGCGGAGAATGTCTTCGCTGACCTTTGGCTTCCCCGTCTCGGTGAAGACCTTCGGCTCCCAACCGAACAGGCGCATCAGGCGATCCGCGATCTGGTCGCGGCTGGCGGGGTTGAATTCTACGAGCTTGACGGGCGTGAAGGGCGCGCCAGCGACGCGTGAAGCCTTCAGCGGGTCCTTGTAGCTGATCGTCCTGGCGGGTGTGCTGGCGACGCCTTCGCGCCACTTCAGCGACTTGCCGTTTCGTTCGACCCACTTCTCGGCAGTCCACCAGGGGCGGAATTGCTCGGAAAGGCTGAGAGCGATCTTCTTGCGGCGCTCGTTAAGCAGTCCGTAAAGTACTTTAGCGTCGTCCTCGCGGAAGGGAAATCCGTTGTCCTCGATTTTTGCGACGAGGTCCGCGAAGCGGTGTTCCAAGATGATGGCGTCTTGGCTGTACGCCATCTTGGCGATTTGGCGACACAGGTAGAGCCAGAGGAATTTACCGGTTACGGTGTCCTGGCGCCCGTAGTTCTCCATATCGATATTCCAGACAGCCCAGGCGTCTTCGGCACCGCCGTAGTCGCCTTTATGCTCGCCCAGTCGATAACCCCACGCTTTCAATCCCTGCGAGCCGATCAGTTTCGGCGGCAGTTTCCCTTTACGGGCGAGGACGAAATCGTTCTCCTTAATATCGGAGAAGATGAGACGCGCGAGGACGAGGGTGTCGCGAATTCGACCGTTGATTGTGAAGCCGGGATATAGAGCTTCAAGAACTGGAATATCGTAGTCGATGATGTTGTGACCGACAACGAGGTCGGCTTCGGACAACATCTTTAATCCATCTTCGATATATCCGACGAATGGCGCGATAACGCCGGGGTCTTCGTCAGCGAATTCGAAATACGGATCGTGAAGATGGGCGTCATCCTTATTGCGGAATACCCATTCTTCAGCGGAATCAAGATCGCGAATTAGTAGAAGGTGGACTTTGGAAACGGAGCGTTTAAGTCCGTCCGTTTCTATATCTATGTAGAGATTACGGCCCATACGTCGCCGGTATTAAACTTTCTGTTGAAAGGGTGTCTTGAGATGTGATGTTTTTGAGATCAGCGAGAACAGCCTCAAGTTCGGCAACCGTTGCGTTGCTCTTAAGGAGGTTCGCGCGATTGGATATAACCCTCACGTTCCCTATGATATACCCTAAAGCCGGGTCAATACGATCCAAGGACGGACTATCGGGATAATATCCTTGGCGGCCTCTTCGGATTTGCAGTTCTATTCCAAGGACCGGACAGTGCTTGGGAACGATTATTTCGGCGGCAGTTATATTGAACAAGATGCCTTTTAGTTTTGCCCTACTTTTCACCCTAAGATAAATACGCTGGCTGTCTTTATCATTTTGTTTCTTTCTGCGCGCTCGGACGCGTTCGGGGCGATCTTTCTCGTACCGCCTATTCCTTGCGCGGTTTCCGCATGCTGGGCAGCAGTATAGCGCGTCCCTCCTTTTCGTGGCCGATATTGGCTTACCACAAGCGGCGCATGTTTTTTGGAGTTTATCAGCAATTGATTTAGACATTTCAAAAAGAAGACCCCAACCGGGGTCCCCTTGTAATCAAACCTCGACCGGAAGCCGTTCGCGGTTCGCCCGTTCGCGGATATCCGCGAAGGACTGTTCAGTCATCAGCGTGCCGTTGCCGAACACAGGGTTCAGAAGATCGCCCAGGTCGAGGACGTCTTCGTTCGCCTTGTTGATGGTCCGGTACTCACCCGTGTGTGGGTCCTTCGTGAGTGCCAGCCGCCCACGCTTGGAGCGCTTGCCGCTGTCCCCAATCGGGTCCTTGTACACGTCCTGCCACACGCCGTTGATGCGGATGGCGCTGCACTTCATCGCGAACCGCTGAGTGTCGCGGTTGACGCCCTGGAGAAGTGCGCCACCCATGCCGAACGCGATGTTGTCGGCGGCGTAGTTGTAGCGGTGGAGCAGCGCGAGGATTGAACGGATGGAATCCTCGTTGATGCCGTCGCCCTGGATCACACGGACGTTGTTCAGGACCTTGAAGCCCTTCCCGTTCGTCGTGTAGCCGAACTTCGCTGCAAGCCTGTCCACGACCTGGGCAGGCGTTGCCACGGGATCACCGCTGTCAGGGCGGATCACCACGACGGCGCCGCTGTCGATGACTTCCTGCTTCAAGCTTCCGCCCCACAGGTTATCGACCGCGTTCCAGATGTCGTAGCTGTCGCTGACGACTGCCAGGAGAGCGCCGGGCTTGCCGAATTGCGTCAGCATGTTCCGGTAGGCGGCTTCCTCGCCGTCACGGCCCCACGACGTGATCGTGGAGTGTTCGGACGCCGGGATGCTGAAGCCGGCCATGCCAGCCTTGTAGTAGCGGTTGGCGGCCAGGATGCCTTCGATTGTGTCGCTGCCCATGAAGTTGACGAGATGGGCGGCACCGCCGATTGCTGCGCTCTCTGCGGACGACACACCGCGTGCGCCGAAGTCGTGCAGCTTGAAGTTGATCTGCCCCTCGGGATCGTCCGAAGTTGCCTCCAGATACGAGCGGATGATCTGCTTCGCGTGCCACGACTGCGTCGCGACCGTCGTCGGATACCAGACCGCGCGCAGCAGAGCCGTCTCCAGATAGGAGGTCAGCCAGGGACAACGCACGTCGGTGTTGACGATGGTCACCAGCACGTTGCCGTTCGGAATGACGGAGCCTTCCGGCACGGCGCGGATGTACACCGGCAGGAAGCCGTTATGCTTCGCGACGATGTAGTCCCAGCCGCTGCGGTCGAACGGCACGCCGTGGTCGCGATAGAACGCTTCCGCTTCGTCCACGTTCGCCGTCGTGATCGGCTTCGTCAGGTATTGCTTCAGAAACATCTGAAGGCCGAAGAACACGGTGGCAGGCCAGCGCCCGCCGCGTGACTCGATGTAGCTGTAGACGTACTCAGTACCCGGCGGGTACTGGAACGAATGGCTGGCCTTGTAGCTATCCGTTGCCAGCAGGATGTTGTTGTTAAGCACTTGGAATAGAACTCCTCTATCCTTAGTTTGTTGAACCGGTCTGTCTTTCAGTCCGGTGTAGAGCCGACGTCGTTCAGGACGTCGGAGAGTAGGTAGAAGCCAATGTCCGTAGAATAGGCTTCAGGTCATCGACGCTTGTCGCGCGGTCGATGAGGGTGCTGATTGCCTCAATGGTTGCGGTACGCTTCGCTTCCATCATACTGCATTCGCTCTCTTCACGGATTTGGCGAAACCGCTCAAGGGTGATGCAGACCCCGCCGTTGACGGCTGGCATCACAGCCGCGCCGTGAGATGCTTGATGATGTCCATGTGGTCATCGAAGAGCATCAAGCGCTTCACGTCGGTCAGGGGCCACCACTTCGCGTCCATCGCGTCGTCATCGCCCTTCACTTCCGGAAGCTTGTCGCCGTGAGGCGGAAGGTGGAAGAGAGTGGCGTGGGTCAGCATGCGCCCGCGAAGGCTTCGATCCGGCGCGTCGAACACGCGAACCGCCTCGATGCAGCCTGTCAGAACCCGAGCCGGCACCTTCAGTCTCGTCTCTTCGACAAGCTCGCGGAGCGTGGCATCAGCGATGCGCTCGTTCTGGTTCAGAAAGCCGCCAGGAAGCGCCCACAGACCCTTTCCAGGCTCGGCACGACGTTGGATCAGCAGGATGTGCCCCTGCTGCACCACGACGGCGTCCACGCAGAAGAACGTGGGCGGGTAGGGTGAATCGGCCCAGGCGGCGCGGTACTTCCGGATGAACGAGGCTTCGTGGCAAAGCTGCTTGAAGGCTTCGTTTTCCTCAAAGTCGTAGAGGAAGTCGTTCACCGCCGTCGGCACGACATCGTCGATGACGATGCCTCGGAGTGGGTTCCGGAAGAGTTGGTCGCGGATCGCCGTCGCGTTGACCACGACACCGTCGTCGGTCTTCATCGCTCCGACATCGACGTAGCGCCACTGCGGGAACATGCGGAGGTAGAACGTGGAGGCGTCCTTCTCATAGCCGACCAGCACGACCTTCTTGCCCTTGGCAACCCCGTCAACGGCGTTGACGACGTCGGTCGCCCAGGCGTGATCGTTGTAGGCAGAATCCTCTACAGCGACGAAGTGCGTCCGCAGATTGTCTTCCTCGCTAAGGCACGCGCGGATCATGTCCTCGCGCTCGACCTCGTTGAAGGGGTTCTTGATGGTGCGGGGACCATAGCTGGAGCCGAGAACGACTATGACGTCGTTGCCCTGCCGTAGCGCCTGATGCAGAACGTAGTTGTGACCGTTATGGAACGGTTGGAATCGCCCGATGTAGACGGCGAAATCAGACTTGAACACTTTGCAAATCTCCATTGCGTTTCAGTGAAATCCGTCTTTCGGAAATCAAAAGGACCGCCGAAGCGGTCCTCTGAAACGCGGCGAGATTCAGTCCTTGGACTTGCCGCAGCGGATGACCGGCTTCTTCCAGACCGGCAGTTCGCAGATTTTGACGAGGGTGAGTAGGATCGCCATGAATAGGACCAGAGCCGGCCCCATGATGGCGCCAAGCACCGCGTACCAAGGTACGAGAAGCAGGTTGACCAGAGTCAGGTGTCCCCGCGCCTTGCACAGTTCCATGAGTTCCTCGACGGCCCACCAGATTCCGGCGGCGAGGCCGAAGAAGATGTAGACGAACAGACAGATCGTAGCGGTTTCCAAGACGGTGTCTCCTTAGTTTGGTTGGGTTCGGTAGCGGGCGAGAAGGTCGTCCATTTCGCGGACGAGGCGCCCGACGTCTGGTGACGTCGTGATGGCATTCGACAGGCTGCCGTAATGGGCTTCCAGACATTGCAGAAGCAGCGCCTTCAACGCGGCTTCATCGTAGGTCAGCGGGAGCTTCGATGTGGCGTACTGGACCTCAAGCGTTCGCTCCTTCTCGGTGAAGTAGCGCTCAAGGTCTTCGAACTTCCATTCACCACGGCGGATGGACTTGAGTTGCTCGCGGTTGCGTTCCAGATCGAGGTCACCCTCGGTCAGTATCATCTCGACCTCGTTCAGCAGGCGAACCGTGTGGTACGCGTACTTGAGGTCGTAGCCGTGCTCCGCGATGGACGCCGCGCGCGTCGGGTTCTTCGCGGAGGTCTTGTCGCGAATCTTGCCCATCTGCGAGTAAGCGTAGCCCTTGAACTTGTGCCAGCAGCCCTTGTGCAGGAACTCCTTGCGTCGTTCGCGGAACATCTCTCCGATCTGCGTCGAGTGAAGGACGCAGCGGCGAGGCGTGAACAGGCTGTCGATCATGTTCGGGTTGTTTTCGGCGCAGAGCCGGAAGTACTTGATGATCGAGAACACGGCGAAGTCGTAGATCGCGTCCTTGCCGAACGGGCTGATCACGCGATGCAGTTGCCACTGGTCGAACGTCTCAGGCTGCGTGCCGAAGCCGGGGATCGCCCCGGCAGTGTGGGGAAAGACGATGTCTTTCGGAGGGATGCAGACGCCGTAGACGTCCACGTCGGACGAGTCAGAGGACACGCCATATGCGGCGCTTCCCATGAGAGTGAGATACACGGTGCCGTTCTCAAGCCACCGTGGTGGTTGGATTGCGCCGGCTTCACGGAGTTTGGTGAGGATCATGTCAAAAGAACCGCCGAAGCGGTTCTCTGAAAGTACTTTAGATGTGCGCCCAGGTTGCGACGTTGAGGTACGGTATAGGACCGGTCCGCGATACTACGGCATCGTGGTGTTGCGTGAGGTTCGTTACTACACCAAGCGCGGCGCCGTTGCGGATTGCCATGTTTAGCACTTCGACTGCGGCGCGGATTGCCCGCGCTGCGTCCTCTTTTGTTGGCATGTCGGACACGTCAGTCATCCCACAAGATGCGGGCGGAACGGGTCTTCGAACGCCACAGGACGGTGTCGTCGCTCCATTCCAACATGCAGGCAACGACGATCATCACCAGCCACGGAAGCAGAAGCAGCCAGCCCAACACGACCGAAATGGCGGCAGTACACACAGTGATGTAGCCGTCGTGCCGCGCGAACGCGTACAGCGAGCCTGCGACGCACGCGACGTAGTACAGGACAGCCAGGATGATGAATGTCGGTGTCATCGATCGGTGTCCTTGAGCGGAGTGAAGCGCGCTTCCTCGTCGAAGAGGCGAGCCGGTCTTACGTAGGTTTCTCCGCGCTCATGCACGTAGATCACGACCGCCTCGCCTGGAGCGATGGCGTCCGTCGCGATTGCTCGGGTAGCCTCTTCGTAGAATCCGCCCTTGTAATGTTGGTGCGTCGGCTTCCAGCCCAGGAAGCAGAAGTCACGGCGCGTCAGGTTTCCGCCCGGCACTTCGGAGCGCGATGTCAGCGCGTCGAGGTACAGGAGGATGAAACCAATCAGCAGGATTGAAAGTAGGGTTGTCATTTCGGGGATACCCAGACTGAGACGAGGATGAAGAGGACAGCCGCCGCGAGGATGACGATCCCGCCGAGCGTCGCGCCGGTCATGTTCTGGCGCCTTCGCGCAGGAACTGGCTCCGATACGAAATCAGCACCGGGACTTCGTTGTCCGCGAGGCAGAGACTCATGGGCATCAGCCAGCGCAGGTTCCGCATGAGGTCGATGTCGGCGCGGACTAGCACGTCGCCGTCGAAGATGCGGATTTCTTCGCTCTCGACCGTACGGACGAGGTCGAGGCTTTCCGGCTGCCACACCGTGACGAAGCAAGTGATCTGGTAGCCCATGATCGCGTCGTCGAGCGTAGCGAAATGCTGCCACACCGTGGGAGAGGATTGGACACCCGTCTCTTCCGCGAATTCGCGGACCATGGCGTCGATAGGGGCTTCGTTCGCTTCGATCTTGCCGCCGATGCCGTTCCAGCGTCCAGCCATCCACTCGGGACGGTCCTTCTTCACCAGGGCAACACGGCACGCGGTATCGAACGCGAAGCCTAGTACGTAGGACTTCAAGTTTCGGCTCCTTAATTGCAGAGAATCAAAACGGGGAGCCGAAGCTCCCCGAATGACGCACGGGGGGCGAAGCTCCCCGAATGACGCACGGGGAGCCGAAGCTCCCCGAATGACGCACGGGGAGCCGAAGCTCCCCGTCTTGTAGGCACGATCAGGCGAAGACGCGCTTCCTCGACCCGGCGACCTGGGCGATGTTCACCACGCGCGCGATGCCCTCGTTGTGGTAGTCGAGGGCGCTGTCGTCGTCGTTCACCAGTTCGTCGGTGAAGTCGGCTGCATCAGGTTCGTCGCTTTCGGCGCACCAGTCCGTGATCTTCGCCGTCTCGATGACGAGTTCACCATCCTCATCGAGCCAGCGGACCTCGGCGGTCCACGTCTCGAGTTCGGCGGTGTAGTCGGCGGTGAAGTCCTCCACAGCCTCGTCGAGGTCGAAGACGTAGATGGTTGTCTCCCGCTCGACGCCATCGGCGTCGGTCCACTCAGCGATCCACGCCTCTTCGTCCTCATCGAAGACGAAGCGCACGACCAGACCGTCGATGTTCTCGATGACGTCGGTCGGATCGCTGCTCAGCGAAGAACCATCCACGTCTTCCACGATAGGCTGGAAGTTGGACTGGCTCATCACGGCGGCGGTGAAGGCGTTGCGAACCGTCTCCGGGGCAACCTCAGCGATCACCTTGTAGCCGGCGCAGCGCATCTTCGCGTTGTTGTAGTCACGCGGGATCGCCGCGACGTCAGCCGGGTTGACCTGCACGATCATCACGCGGTCGGAGCCGCTGGACGAACCGAAGTGCGCCAGATAGGACTCGCTGCACACATGCAGACCGTGCGAGCAGGTACGATCCGGGTCCTCGTCCACCGCGTTGCGCGTCACGCGAGGCTCGTCGCCCACGGCGTTGCGCATCGTGTTGGAGTGGATGTCGAAGTAGGTGCTGCGCACCTTCTTGTAGGCCAGGAAGTCGCCGTCCGGAGTGATCGGGATGTTCGTGGCGGCCAGGAAGTCGAACAGGCCGTTGACGGCGCGGTGGCTCGGGTTCTGCATCAGCTTCTGCAAGAAGTTGATGAGAGGCTGGATGTCGAAGCCCTCGCCCAGCATGGCCAGCATGCGGGTCGTCAGCGAGTTGTGCAGCGGCTTGCCGTCGTACGAGACGACATTGCCGGCGATGGTGACGCGACCGTTGCTGCGGGTCGTGATCGCCTGGGCGACGTCGAACATCGCGGCGAGCTTGGCGTGGTCGGGCGCGCCGTCCTTCAGATACGTCTTGATGGCTTCGAAGTTCGGGTGGCCGTTCGCCTTGGCGACCAGGGTCTTGGCGCGAACGACGCCGGCGGCGTCGGGCACGCTGACCATGACGGTGATGGAGTTGTCGGTGATGATGTTCGGAACAGTCATAGGGATCTTGTCATTCTTTCCGTAGTTTGGTGACGGGGACACGAAGGTCCCCGTCTAAGTAGTCAGGGAGAAGCCGTAGTCGCAGCAGCCTGCGGCGGTGGACCGGCTGGAGGCGCAGGCGCACGATGGCGATCCAGCGCTTCGATGTACTGCAAGATGGCAGGCTGAAGTTTGAAGTCGACGAGGCGGTGATGGTCCCACCCAGAGATGAGAGGGTACGCCGCGTCGCAGGCAGCCGACGCCTTGGTGATTGCCAAGAGGTTGGTGTTCTTGTTGAGGTCCTTCTGCACCCGCTCGTTGATGGTGTTGCCATCCACACCGAGCAGACGAAGTGACCACATCGCACTGAGGTTCGGGCACTTCGGGTAGTCGCGGGTCTTCAGAAAGTTCTGAAGCACCGTGTCATAGCCCTGCGACACGACGAGAGAGTGCATCGCGTGCAGCGGGCCGGTCTTCAGATCGGCAGCAAGCTTCCCGTAGCGGGGGTTTGCGACGATCAGGTTAGTCCAGCGGTCGCCAGCGAGTAACTTGACGAGGTTCGTCTGTTCGACTTCCTTGGTGATCTTCGAATCGAAATCCACCATGGCCGCCTTAACTTCGTCGCTGAAATTCTTCAGCTTGCCGAAGGCTTCGACACGCTTCTGATAGATCGTGCTGACGATGTAGATGGGTCCCGCCGGTACTGCTCCGACGACCGAAGCAGCGTCAAGGACGCTACAGAATTCGTTGAACGTCGCGTGGGCGTCCATCGTGTTGAGGCGCCCAGGAAGGCCCTGGATCGTGCTGTCGCGGGAGAATAGGTAGAGAGCGTCGCCATCGAGAGGGATGACCTTCTCAGGCTGCGCAGTGTAGCCGCCATTGACCTGCGAGATTTCGCGGACCTTGACCTCTTCCTTCTTCGTCGTGCCTCGCTTCGGCGGCGGCGCGCGCGCGGGGATCACGGGTGCCGTTAGGTCCTTCGTGAAGCCGGCGCTGGGCGGGTTGCCCATCAGATCGAGGATGGTCTTCGCGTCTGCCTCATTCGCAATGACGAAGCATACAGCACTCGTCACGGCGCGCGGAGTCCGGTAAGGGCCGGCGGCTTTGGAATTCTTCGCGTCGATGTCCATGCGAATGCGTCGCCCTTCGTAGGACGGGCGGTCGTTGGCAATCGTGAAGTAGACCGCGAGGGAGTCGTCGCCGTAGTCCCAGCGCGGGCGTCGGGCGTCGTTCTGCGCGTACATGTCGAAGTAGACCGTCAGCGCCGACCGATTGATCCGCCAGTTATCCCAGAAGTTCACTTCGACGGTCAGCCCAGCCTTCTCGATATCGACGAGTAGTTTGCTGAAGTCGAGCGTGGCGGTTGGTGTGGTGCCCTTCCACTTAGTGTTGCTCACCATACCGATCAGCGCGCGAGGCAGGCCGACCGTGTTGTGGATTTCGCGGCGCTTCTTGCCGGCTTCCCACAGCGTCGGTGCGTCCTTGATCGCCTTCCCGTAGAGATCACCGATCTCGGTCAGGACGTTGTTCAGGCGCGCAACGATGTTCTTGCACGTCGGCACGTCGTAGGAGAGCGCTTCACGGCTCGCCGCCACGTCGAGACTGCCGATGGCGAAGTCGATGACGAGAGGGGACCCCATGAGCGCGGAGTGGTCCGCGCTCAGCGAAGGAATCGATGCCGGGTTGAGCGGGTAGACCACGCAGCCCTGCCGCGCCATGGCGCCAGAGAAGCCTGTCCACTTCGAAGCGTCGAGAAGCTGCCAACCCTTACCGGACGTCAGCACCGGAGGCGGTGCGATGGTGACCTTCGTCGTGCCCTCGTAGACCGTGGGAATGGTCGGGAACCACTGGAGAATTCGGAATGCGCGTTCCTTGAAGGCGCGAACGTCCTTCGGAGCGATGCTCATCTGGAATTCGACACCCGTCGTGTCGGCGGTCTTCTCGCTGCCGAGAAGCGCAATCGCGGGGACGCCGTCAGGTCCGACGTATGCGGAGTACATCCGCTTCTCGCCATCCTTGATGACGTTCAGGTTGAACGTGTCGACCAGGGCGAATGGCGACTTGCTCCCCAGGCCGAAAGCGCCGACCTGATTGTTGCTGTCGTCTTTGGTACTGTCGAACACCGTCGACATCAGTCGCATCGTCTGTTCGTGCGACATCGAGACGCCGAAATCACGAACAGTGAATGTCGGAGCAAAGATCGTCGGCAGATGGACGACGAACGGCGTGCTGCCAAGCCCGAGCGCGAGATGGGCGTCGTAGGCGTTGGTGGAGAGTTCGCGGATAACCGCAGCGACCTTGTCGGCGTACAGGCCGTCCAGCAGAATCTTGAACGCCTTGCCGGTGACCTTGATGCTGAAGTCCCGTGTCTCGGTCAGACCTTCGGTCTGAACGCCAGTGACGGCGGTAGTGAGTTTCATCCTTCGATGGTTCCTTAGTGGGTTGTGGAGGCGTAATGCAAAAGGGCCTCCCACTTATGCGGGAAGCCCTTTGTGTTCTCTCTATAGGGGAGCAGTATTCCCCGGCGCGCTTACTCGCCCATGACGGTGCGAATGTTTCGCTGTTTCTCCACCACGTTGTTCGCGATCTTGGCGTCGAGCGACGCCATGAGGACGAGGTAGTAGGCGTTGCAGATGCGGTCCTGGCTGATCCGGTGAACCCGGTCTTCGGCCTGTTCCAAGTTTCCTGGGACGTAGTCGAGTTCCGCGAAGACCACAGTACGGCCAGCAGTGAGCGTCAGACCGGTGCCAGCGGCTTTGATCTGCCCGATGAACACGGTCTTAGCCGGATCGCCCTGGAAGGCGTCCACGGCGTCCTGGCGGCGTTGCATGGGCGTGGCGCCCGTGACGACGACGCAGGCGCTTCCGTAGTGGGCCTCAATGGCGGCGGCTACGGCTCGGTGATAGACGAAGACAACGACTTTCTCGTCCTGCGCGATGAGGTTGTCGACGAAGCTCAGAACGAGGGGGAGCTTCTTCAGCGCGACTTCCTGGCGGGTTGCCGCGAGGTCGGTCATCATCTGGACCCGGTCGGGTCCCTTCTGTTTGGACAAACGCTCGACCTGTTCTTCGAAGTCCTCAGATTCCAGATCGACGTCGGGGTCGGCCTTGAGACGGTCGTAGAGGTCGGCTTCGCGTTTCAGGAGGCCGGCGACGCCAAGACCGTCGGTCGGGAGTTCGATGACCGTGCGTAGCTTCACCGGCAGGCCAAGGATGCCCTTATCATGCCGGATCATGAAGGACTGGCGCAGCTTGAGCCCGAGTTCCTCAAGATTCGACGCGCCAGATACGTCGAGGCCCCAGGGGCTGTTCCACGCGGCGCAGTACCGCTTGACGTAGGCGAAGTAGTCCTTGCCCAGGCCACCGGGATCAGCGACTTGGCAGAACTGCCAAAGATCGATGGGCCGGTTGGTCATGGGGGTCCCCGTCAGCAGGATCAACCGCTTGTGCGGGATCGCTTTGATCGGCTTTCGCTTCGCTTTCTTGCCGAAGATGCGTTTCGTGCGCTCGGCGTCTGGGTTCTTGACGAAGTGAGCCTCGTCGAGGATGAGGAAGTCCCAGTTCACCGCGACGAGTTTGTCGTGGAATTTCGAAACTATGTCATAGTTCAGCACGACAATATCGGTGTCGGGAAAGTCCTTCGGTGTCACGACGCCTATTGTAAGGTGGTCGTGGGTTGAGAACTTCTGAAACTCGCGCTGCCAGTTGATCTTCAACGAAGATGGGCAGATTACGAGAATTCGTTTTGGAAGAAAGCAGTTCATCAACGCGATGGTACTTAATGTCTTACCGCAGCCGGGTGAGTCTGCAATAAGAGTTACGCGGCGCCCCGCTGCAAACCGCACGTTTTCTTCTTGATGAGGGAAGATGGCTACGCCGTCTGGCACCGGGATGACGTAGTCGTCCGGTAGTGTGGGCATTCAGTTAAAGTAGTTTAAGTCCAAGTAGGGGAATCAGCCGGGCAGGGTCGAACCTGCGACTTGTGCGTCCCAGACGCACCGCTTCTGCCACTGAGCTACCGACTGTTATTAAGGGGAATGGTGCGGCTAGAGGGAGTCGAACCCCCACGGATTTCTCCACCAGAACCTAAATCTGGCGTGTCTACCAATTTCACCATAGCCGCGTGGTGCCGCCTGTCGGAGTTGAACCGACACTCTCAGGTTTACAAAACCAGTGCTTTAGCCATTTAAGCTAAGGCGGCAGAAGCCTTTCGGCCCCTTAGAAGTTCGACGAGACGTCGTTGCCGCCGCTCGTCTCGATCACCACCTCGGTCACATAGGTGAAGCCGGCGGCGACGAGAAAGCGCTGGATCATGCTGGCGACTTCCTGAAGCTGCGCGCCGCCCTTGTAGGACGCCGTGAGTTCGCCGGATTCGCCGGAAGTGTTGTTGAACGTCATGGAGAACGTCTCGACGATCTCGGGCGTCAGGTCGGTAAAGGTCGCGTAGGGGTATTCCATAGTGGGGGTCCTCAGTGCGTGCCACCAAGTTTCTTGGTGCCGCGTTTGGTGTTTGATCCACGCGCCCAGCGAAGGGCATGTGTGCAGGAGTCGACGATGTCGTCTTTCGTTCCGTTGGGGAACTCAAGTAACTCGCGCTCGATGTCGGGTAGGAGTTCATGCCGCTTCGGGAGAAGGACAGCGCCTGATTCAAACATCGGGCTGATTTCGTCGAAGCGGAATTCCTTAGATTTGTTATAGGGGTTGATGGCGATCAGGGGGGCGCACATCTTACCCTTGTAAGCCTGTAGCAGGGACTTACCAGAGCCGGCGTCTTCGATAAGCGCGGCCTGGGCACGGTGTCTGCGGGCAAATTCGTCGACCAGTTTTACCAGTTCGGCAAATTCGACACGGGCGCGAACGGCGTCCACCAAAAAAAACCGCTTGTCGAATGTCTCGATCCACGCAGTTCCAACGGTGTAGTCGGATCGAGCGTTTGCGGAGTTGGCGCAGTCGAAAGACACCCAACGCCTGCGGACCATGCTTTCCTTCGGAAGGTCTTCCCAGTGCTGGAACCATTCCTCTTTCAGCACGCCGCCTTCTGCGGTCGAGGGGTTGCACTGATAGAGGCTGTTCCACGTCCTGGCCGGGCTGTTGGCCTTCTTCAGCATCAGCGCGTCGAGCGTGTGATACTCAGGCCAGAGCGGTTCACCTTCCTCGCGACCCAGAGGGTCGGTGGCGGCGTCTTCGCAGACCGCCGGCAGGATCACGGTGTCCCACTTCTCGCCACCGCGCGACATGGCTTCCAGAAGGTTGCCAATGATGTCGTCGCCGTGCCAGCGGGTGACCACCAGAACCATGTTGCCGCCGGGCAGGAGACGCGTGGTCAAGTCGCCGTGCCACCACTCCAGAACCCTCTCGCGGTACGTCTTGGAGTTGGCTTCTTGAAGGTTGGGATAGAGGTCGTCCGCGATTATCCGCGTGGCGCGGAAGCCGGCGATGCCACCGCCTGCGCCCTTGGCCAGATAGTGGCCGGCAGTGCCCTGGCGGCGCGGGACGAATGTGAAGTAGTCGGACGCGCGGCTGTCGTGGGCGAGGATCGTCTCGGGGAACAGCTTCTTGTAGCGGTCGGACAGGAGAATGCCACGGACCTTGCGGCTGATCGCCGTCTCGACGAAGTTCTGCGTGTGGCCTGCGGCGATGATCCGTTCATGGGGATTCATGCCAAACATGAAGGCCGGCGCGGTCAGAGACGAATAGACCGACTTACCGTGACCAACAGGCATCGAGACAATAACACGACCGTTTTCGCCGTTGACGATTTGCTCTTCCAGCTTATCGATCATGAGTTGGTGGTGTCGGGCTGGCACCCACTCAGGATCGATATACTCAGCGAATGCCGCCATATCGACGCGCGCTTCGGTGAAAAGCAGATCGTCGTATTGCGCTTCCAGATTTGCAATAAGCCCGTCGAGGGCGCGGAGTTTACCCTCGTCGCTGCTTGCTTGAGATAGCTGGAGCAGGAAGGAGCGTTCCTGTGAGGTCAACGTATTCAGCGTCCCCGACGACTTTAGGGACTTTTTGATCTGGTCCTCCAAGTGCTTCAAGCGCTTGATTGAGGTTCTCAATGTTGATCGTGGTGTTTGTTTGAGTTGATACACTGTTAGCTTTTTCTTCGGCGTGGTGTTTGCGTTCTAGGAACATCCCGAACAATTCGCCGCCAAGGTCCTTAAAACATTTAGCCGCCACTTCGAATTTACCGGCGGCGCGCGCCTCATTGCCGGTTTCAAGAAGGTTCCGAACAATGAATGCAGGCGTAAGACCTGTGTCTTTAAGGAATTCATTAAGGCCGGATTGATTGTTATGGGCAATCTCGTATTGAATTTCTTCAATACGAGCCGCGACGTCGGGGCGCTTTTTAAGCGCGGTCGCGTTGCCGGTATTTCGCTTATATCCAGCGCGGACATAAGCTTCGATTGTGGGCAATCCCCGAGCGCACATTTGTGCGAAATTCTCGCGCTTGGGATCGGCTAGTGAGGGCATTTAGTTAGGCCATTATCAGCGAGGGGTTGTTGAGCTTCATTCCCCGGATCGCTGCGCCGTAGACTGCGATCATCGCTGCCTCGGCCCGGTCGGTGTGCTTCACCAGCTTCCACGCCGCGATGCATTTCGGCAGCAGCTTGGAAGCCTGCGCGACGGTCTGCTTCTTGTCGGCTGTGCAGCCCATACGGGGCTTCCAGACGCTCGGCGGGACCTCCACTACCGGGAGGCTCAGCGCGCCGGCTGCGCCTAGAAGGATGCCGCTAGAACGCCCGAAGCTGAAGGACGAGGTCACGCCCATTTGCGGGCTTGAATGGACCGCTTCCAAAAAAGCGGTGTCGGGGAGATAGGTATTCAGAATGGCGCCGACCCCGGCGGGGGAGACGTGCCGCTTGCCGTTCTTTTCGACAGTAGGCATGTCAACAATA